GTCGCGTAAATATAGTCACTTACGAAAGCTAAATAATATGGCCAGCAGAAAGACCGCCAAGGCTGAATCTGACACCGTTTCCCTGCTGCTCTGCATTGAAGCAAGAGCAAGGATAAAGGCGCGAAAACGGTTGAATCAGTCGCATTATGAGGCGGTCAGGGACAGCGAGCGAATCCCGGCAGAGGCAAAGCGCAAACTACTCGCGGCGAACCACGCGCTAATGATGACCGCCGCCCTCGGTGGCAAGCATCTTACGCCGTGGGATCATGCCTATCTAAAGAAGTTTGCCCCCGGCGTCAGCGTTGTCGGTCCAGTTTCCGCCGCCGACCGGGTAGCATCTTCGGTGAGCCGTCACAATACGATCAAACGAAAGACATGCGTTGACCCCAAACGACGCAAACGACTTGAGCGCAACCCGCAAGCCTGGCTGAAATACTACCTCGCCGGTGCATACTCCCGACCGTTTGAGCAGCCACACAAAGAAATTATCAAAGGCGTGACCCGCGCGCATGATACACAAGGCAGATTTGTTGTGGCCGCCGAAAGAGGGGTGGGAAAATCAGCGTTGCTCTGGGGTATGATCCTTTATCTCTCAATGTCGGGGCGGCAACCATATCCCGTGTGCGTTCCGTGGGCGTCAGCTGCGTTGAAACGGGCGTTCAGATTTTGGAAGACCGCGCTATGCTTTAACGAACTACTGCTTGCCGATTACCCTGAATATTGCCAGCCGTTTGCAGCGGCCCGTGGCGTGGCTCAGCGCGTCCCGAATATAATCTGGTCAGACACCACGGAGGCTACGGGAGCCCAGCTAACAGTCGGCGAGGGGATGATTATCCTGCCTGACAACCTTGGTTGCATAGGCGGCTCGACGATCAACGGAAACATACGCGGCCTGAATCATCCGCAACATGACGGGACAATTCTGCGTCCGTCTATCGTGGTGGTCGATGACGTGCAGGACCGTAGCGTTGCAAAAAGCCAGGTTCAGGTCGCGGAAACAATAGCGATTATCGAAAGTGATGTGGCCGGCTGCGGTGAAACAGGGCGTGACCTACCCATGCTGCTGGCTTGTAATTGCATTGCGCCGAACGACGTTGCGGAACACTACCTGACTGACCCAAATTGGCAAGCACTTCGAGTCTCTTGCATCGAACATTGGCCGGATGGATGGGATGACGACAAGTCAGAGGCGCGTCGATTGTGGGATGAATGGCATGATAGGTTTTTGAGTGGCGCCAAGGATCAGGCGTTCTATCGAAAGAACAAGGCCGGGATGACCAAGGGCATGAAGCTGTCGGCTCCTGCGGCGTTCAAGGGTTCGGAGAAATGCCCTGATGCTTTCTATGGCGTGATTCGTATGTGGTTCAGGATGGGGCGCGAGGCGTTCATGGCAGAGCGTCAACAGCGGCCAGTTGATCCGGTGTCTGAAGCTGGGCCTTATACGCTCAACCCGGCAATCATCCAGAGCCGTGCCGACAAAAACCGCAAACAGTTTGCGGTGCCGTCGTGGGTAACACGGATCAGAGCGACGACTGACGTTAATCCGTCATACGCTTTTTCAACCGTGGTACTTGGCTTTGGCGAGGATCAAACGGCGGCAGTGCTGTGGTACGGCCTGCACAAACTGAGCATCCCAGGGGAAACGCCAGCCACAGAACTTGCGAAGGCGTTATTTGAGCAGTTGACAATTCACGGAAAGGAGTTGGCCGGGTTGCCGATGAATCCGGGGGTATGGGCGATTGATGCAGGTGGAGCGCAGTTCGATCCGGTCATTCGGTTTGCGGAAGAGTCGGCGCGAATATGCGGTATTCCCGCGCATGGATTCAGAGGCGGTGGCGCAAGGTATTACAGGCCATGGGGAAAAAGTGTCAGCGGAACATTATGCGAGCAATGCCATGGATGTTTGGATAGAAAACTCGGGCGTAATATCCGCTGGGTAGCGTGGAACGCCGACTACTGGAAGGAAGTTGCGCAACGTGCATGGCTTGGAGAAATAGGAAGCCCCGGTTCAGTCTCGCTCTACGCCGGAACACACTCGGAATTTTCAACACAGGTCTGCGGCGACAAACTTATGGGCAAAGGAGACATCGGCGGCCAGGTGTTTTGGAATTATCACAGGACGCCAGGGCGTAACGATTTTGGCGATGCAATGGCGCAGGGTTACGCGCTGGCAGCATACTACGGGATCGGAACCAGTGGCCGCGTTGAAGTATCAGGCCGTAAAAAGTATCGGCAATCAGATTTGAGCAGATGAAAGGGCGATAACATGGCGGAACGTATGACAACACAAAAACCAGCCCTGCCCCGCGACTACATCATCAAGAGCCTGCTGGCCCTGCTGGACACGGCGGAGCATCCCGGCTGGTGGGGCGAGGTGGGGATTGCGGTTGTGGTGCAGAATGGACGGGTAGAAACGATTAAGAAGAAAACCGAGCAGACCGAGAAAGGGATGAAATGAAACAATCATATTCGCAATATAGTTCGTATGTAAAAAAAGTAGCAAAGAGGCTTAAAATTAGAGATTTCGACATGCTTAATTCTCCGGAATATATCAACGAAGAAACAGAAGAAAGCAAACATAGTTTTGGCAGGTTTTATAAAATTGAACGTGAAATTATCGAAGGCCATGCCGTGCATATTTTTATGCCGCCGAGAGCGTTTTGCGACTGGCTGGTTGGTTGCGTTCCTGACCTAAAAGACTCCAATGGATTTTATTATGGAAAATCTGAATACGCAAACATATTAGAAGAATCTATATCTGGGAAAGTCGGCGTATTGCACTTTCCGACAAACGCCAGGCTGTGTTCTGCTGGGTTTTTTATTACTCCGGATAATAGAATAAACATCTTTGATAACAGCCAAAGCATCAACATTAACGGAATCGAAAGCACGGCGACAATCGAACAAATGGTGATGACGCGAATGTATATGGAAAAACTAATAGCTGGAATAGGAATGTATATTTCTTGTTTTCCAGAAATGATGACCAATGGATTTCCGGAAGATTTGAAGCACCCATCCTTCCATCGGCACAAAGTTATAAAGAAAATAGGAGTTTCCGCAAAAGTTCAATCAAGCGGCGAACGTGAAGGAGTCGCGCCACATTTTAGAAGCGGACATTTCAGGATGCTGCGGTCTGAAAAATTTACCCACAAACGCTATCAGGTCATATTTATCCACGAGACATTTGTAAAGGGGCAAGCCAAAACAGTTATTGGGATAGACTAACGGATCAAACAGAGAAAGGGACGCTATGAAAACGCCAGATAGAAAACTTTGCCCGTGTTGCGAGGCGAGCACGGATGATGCACGGGCAGAATGCGTACAGGCTGAATACGGAGACGTAAGAGAGGGTGAGTACCTCCTGTATTGGGTATGCCGGAATTGCGGGTGCCGATGGGAGCATGGACAGTCTGATAAACCAGAACAAAAAGGGACGCAATGAGTGACGGACAAAAAATGGTATTCGGGGTGGTTGATCCACTTCCTTTGCGCGGCTTTCCCGAAGGCCGGGCGCGTATTCGGCTGCGTAATAATTCCTTTGCCACGGTCAGCATCAGGCCGCCGCAGGGAGGCATTCGGCGGTTTAACATCGAGGAGCGCGAGGGAGCGTGGCGGCCAGCGTTTGAAATTGGGGCAAATCTTAACAAATTGAAAGGGATACCATGAATGACAAATACTTGAGCAAACGAACGCAACGTGGCCCAGGAGTTTTTGAGGGAATGATGGCGCTAAGGGCTGTAATCATGCAAATGCGTGCGGCGGTATTCAGGTGGAAGATGTTTATTGTGTCGGAGAAGCAAATTTCCAAAATCATGCCGTGCTCCACAAAATGGAAAGACCCGCCATAATTTATTGACCGCGTAAAATCCTAAACCTGAATCGAATAACGATAGGGGGCATTCAGCGAAAGCTGGGTGTCCCCTTTTTTATTGGAGTGGAACCATGGCAAATCGCAAAGTATGGCCGACTGATTATCATTCCGACGATGACGCTGGCAATGGTATCCGCTGCCCAAAATGCAACTGCCCGCGTAGCCGCGTCAGGAACACGTCAAATACATACGGAAACCGCCGCTGGCGCCGCCGTGTGTGTGCGAATTGCGGACACAAATGGACAACATTCGAGTCGTGACCTACCCGTAACACCCGCTACGAAAAGACCCAAACTGCTATATATAGCCCTTCCAACGCTTATCGAGCTTTTCTCATTGACAATATTGCTTGACTTTCCTAATTGTTTTTCTATGAGCACAGATCGTGCAGAAAAAATTGAGGACATGCTTGACGACCCGGCTTCTGTTTCATCCGATGCTGGCAACGTAACTAATCGTTCAATCCCTGACGCTATCGCTTTGGATAAACACCTTGCCGGAAAAGAAGGTGTCACGGCAAAGACAAAGTACATGGGCATCAGGGTGGGAAGGTTCACGGCTCCGGAACATTATTGATGACGACGAAAAGAAAATCACCATCAACGGCAAAGCGCAAGCGTCTTGTTTTTGACGCAACCGCGCAAGCCACGCGCGTCAAAGCTCGCTACGATGCGGCCCAAAGCACGGCCGAAAACGCCAGTTTATGGACCGGCGTTGACGGACTATCCGCCGCACAAGCCAACAATCCATCTGTCCGCAAGACAATCCGTGACCGCGCGCGCTACGAAGTTGCGAATAACTCGTATGCGAAGGGAATCGTGAAGTCGATTGCGAACGATACCATAGGGCAATCAATCCAGTTGCAGCTTGGCGACACCGCTAAGGCCCAGCAGATCGAGCAGGACTTTACCGATTGGGCGACCGCTACGAAATTATGGCAGAAGATGCGAACCATGAGGGGCGCGAAATGCGTTGATGGTGAGGTCTTTGCCTTGCTGATTATGAATCGGAAGATAAAGAACGAGGTCAAGCTGGACGTTCGACTTGTTGAATGTGAGATGGTCGAGTCGTGGGCTACGCTCCCGAAGGATGAGGAAATTGACGGCATCCGTTTTGACACCGAAGGAAATGCGACGGAATACAGGCTCCTGAAACGGAACCCGTGCGATTATCGAGCTTTCAAAAATACCGGCTCCGGAGATTGGGTATCGGCGCGATACATGCTGCATTATTTCTCGCATGACCGGCCAGGGCAGGTCCGTGGTGTGAGCGAAATATCATCCGCATTATCGCTGTTCGGAAACTTACGGAAATATACCGCGGCCGTAATGGAAGCCGCTGCTCGTGCCGCAGAAATAAGCGCCATAATGCAAACAACGCTTGTGCCTGATTCGGTAGCCGCAGAGCTTGCAGATCCAATTACGATCATCGAAGCGCAGCGCAACGCGATTGTCTCGTTGCCTGAAGGCTGGACGATGGCGCAGATGAAGGCGGAGCAGCCCACCACTACATACGCAATGTTCAAGTCTGAGATTATCAAGGAAATGGCCCGGTGCTTGTCCATGCCGTTCAATGTGGCGGGAGGAGATTCGAGCGGATACAACTATGCCAGCGGCCGGCTTGACCATCAGACATACGACCGGGCGATTGATGTTGAGCGCGTAGACGTTACCGCCGACGTGCTTGATCCGATTTACGACGAATGGCTTGCCGAATATGCGACCCGTAAAAGTCTGTCGAAAGCTGATATCAAACTGGCTCAATCCCATGAGTGGTATTTCAGCGGGCGCGGTCATGTTGACCCGGCGAAAGAAGCCAACGCGGATGATACCAGGTTTAAGAATGGGTCACTGACAAAGGGCGCGTACTACGCGAAGCAGGGAAAAGATTGGAAGCGCGAGGGCAAGCAATGGATTCGCGAGCGCATTTTGTCGGAACAGACATGGAACGCTGAGCGTAAAGCTGCTGGGCTTGAGCCTGCTCCGTACCCATTAAGCGAAGATGTAACCACGGCGTCGGAGCCGATAGAACCCGACGAAGAATGAATAATAGAAAGGCGAGAATATGAAAAGCAAGGCGTTTATAAGCATGTTGAGCAAGTGCAATATAACAGCCGGCGCCGCCAAAGAGGGCGAGGCCCCGAAGCTCCCGACGTTTTCAATGATCGCGTACAACGGCGGGATTATGGCTGTTGATGTATGGGGGTCTGTCGTTGTTGACCTTGCGGGTATGGAAGTCAGCGACAAGACGGCGATTCTCTACAGTCACGGGACTTATTCGCTTGATAACGTGCTTGGCCAAACAAGCAAGGTTGAGAAAGGAGACGATCTCAAAGCGAGCGGAACGATCATGGGCGACTCGGAGGTTGTCAAGCAGGTGTTGGCGCTTGCGAAAAACGGATTTGGTTTTCAAGCCAGCATTGGCGCGAAGGTGATTGAGTACAAAGAAGTGCAAGACGGCGAATCCGTAGAGGCCAACGGCCAAACATTGAAGGGGCCGTTTACCTTCGTGACGAAAAGCAAGTTGAATGAAATTTCAGTAGTGGCGCTTGGCGCCGACTCCAAAACGGAGACGGAGATCGCGGCGCAAGGCGGGCAATCAAAAACAGAGGAGACGAACATGGAGCAGAAAAATGCAGAGAAGACCGCCGAGGAAATTCGAGCGGCGGCAGTTGGGGAACAGAATCGCATCTTGCGCTTGCAGGATGTGGCGAAAGACCACCCGGGCATTCTGGCGGAAGCCGTGAAAGACGGATGGGACGAAGCCAAAGCGGTCCTGGCAGTCCGTGACGCGCAGATCGTAGCGTTGAACGCCAAGATCAAGGCCGACGAGGACGCCTCGAAGCGTCCGAAAGTCCCGAACATTCAGGGCGATGGAAGCTCGAAGATCAGCCTCAAAGTGATTGAGGCGTCAGCGGCCCTTAACGCCGGACTAAAAACGGTCGAGAAGGTCTACGACTCCGAGACGCTTAACAAGGCCCAGGACGTGAAGCTGCACAGTATCACCGATCTTGTGCGGGCAGGTCTTGCCATAAGCGGCAAGACGTTGGATTCCAGCCGGCATCAGACGAGGGATTTCCTGCAGGCCGCGTTTAGCACACGCGATATTGCGAATATCCTGTCGAACCTGGCCAACAAGTTCATCCTTGAGGGATATGGCACGGTCGAGGAAACCTGGAGGGCCATCGCCTCTATTCGCCCGGTTGTTGATTTCAAAGTCAATACCGGATCGCGCCTGATTATGACCAATCTGCTTCAGGCCATGGGGCCGGGTGGAGAGATCAGTCACGGTGCGCTGTCGGATGATACTCGCACGGTGCAGGCAGACACGAAAGCGTTGATGCTTGGCATTACGCGCAAAGACATCATCAATGATGATCTCAATGCGCTGAGTGACTTGCCGAGGCGTCTGGGTTATGCGGCCGCAAGGACGTTTAACACGGATTTCTGGGCGGCACTCACGGCGGCTGTGGCGGCAGCGTTCACCGGCGGCCACGCGAACACAACCACCGGCGCGCTGACCATGGCCACCCTGACGGTTGCCGAGCGGTTATTCATGGACCTGGAAGATGCCGACGGAAACCCGATTGGAACGGAAGCAACGACCTTGCTGACGGGTACCACGGCGGCTACTCCGGCGCGTGAATTGAACGTATCGACGAACCTTGTGGGAACTGCGTCTGCCCGGCAGGTGCAAACCAACATATTCGCCGGCAAGTTCACGCCTGCCATTACGCGGTACCTGGCGACAGCCCCGTGGTATCTGGTGTCATCGCCTCTGGCTATGCCACTGATGCAGGCGGCATTCCTGAACGGGCGCCAAGAGCCGTTTGTCGAAACGTCGGATGCTGATTTCAACACGCTTGGAATCCAGATGCGGTGCTATTTCGACTACGGCGTGGCGTTCGGCGAATGGCGCTCGGCCGTTCGGTCGACTGGTGTGTAATCGAAACAATCATGGTGAGCCCGGCCTGAAACATGGCCGGGCGATCCATTAACATAAAAAGAAACGGAACAAGGAGAAAAGGATCATGGCTACAAAATATAGTGAGGGGCTGAGAATTGATTATACGCCAGCCGTTGCGGTTGATTCTGGCGATGTTGTCGTGCAAGAAGATTTGATCGGTATTGCGACCGCAGACATTGCCGCAGACGCGCTTGGCACTCTGGATGTCGAGGGCGTGTTCGATGTGGCGAAGAACACTGGCAGTGGTGAGGCTATTGTCGCAGGTGCCATCGTCTATTGGGACGATACCAACGACGTTTGCACTGAAACGTCGTCGGGCAACACGTAC